CGCCTTAAATGCTGGTTTTGCCGCACTTTTTTCGCTGCATGCACCCAATTATGGCATGGAAGATGCCACAACACAACTGTCCATCCCCTCATTTAAACCCTCTCCTGTGTGTTTCTCCTTCCGATTTTTATCTCCTAGCGTCTTTGTGAGTGAGTGAACGCCTCAAATGCCTACCTACGTGTATAAGTATAGACGCCGCTATGGTCGTCGTTGGTCGCGTTATCGTCGCTATGGCGCGTACTCTCGCTACCGTCGCCGCCGCTCTGGTACGTCGTCTACTGCGTCGAGTAGAGGCCGCATCCGCGTCCGCGTCCCCATCCAGCAGGTGATCGCCGTCCCCGTCGCCGCTGGTGCGCAAGATTCTTCAATCATTACGAGTAGCCCGTGGTTTCAAGCTAAGCTCCCTCTTGAAGCTGGTGCTGATCCCGAAGGCATGTGTGGTGCCGTTTCCACTGGATTGTATAGAGCGTATGCCAACCTGTATGATCAGGTAAAGTGTGATGGAGTAGTGACGCGGCTTAGCATTCTTACGGCGATTGGTTCGTCCACGACGCCAGCCATTCAGGTCGTGATGGCTTATGATCGTCTAGGGAGCTATCGTGAGGTTACCAATAACCCAGACTCATCGAGTGAAAGCCCAGTGACCACTGCTGATCTCTTCAGTTATTCAACAGCTGCTGTAGTTAGTGCGATTAACAACAGTGTTGCGAAGACCTCTAGGTCTTGTTGGGCTACTGATATCCAGGAGCGTACGCAGTTCCATGATTGCTCGCTCTATGGCGCATCTTCCTCGTGGACTGAGGTTGATAGAGACTTTAACTCGAACGCTAACAAGGTTACGTACTTCTCTCCTCTTACATTGATTGGTCTGCGTCTTGCCGCTGCGCCCTCCGCCTCCACGAGCATCCAAGTTCTCCTTGAGCAGACATACTACTTCACCTTCCGCAATCCCAAGTTTGGTGGAAGTGCATCTGGTGCCAGTGTGCAGTCTACTCGCGTTCCGCTGCTCCTGTGATGGCCCAGCGTAGCGATACTCGCCGCCTTGACACTGAAGGTGATATGGATGATGCTGGTGGACTAGATGATGAAGACGCCCAAGCTGCGCAACCCGCTGCTCGTGTAGCGCGTGGTACACCCCTCTCCTCTCTCTTTGACTCTTCTATCCCTGTACCTGCTAGATATAGGCAGTGAAATTTAAGTGAAAACTCGTTGAAATCTCAGTGAAATCTCCATGAAATTTAGGATTAGGGTTTAGGATTAGGGTAAGGGATATAAAATTAGGAAATTAGCAGGACCAAGCCCACGCCATTAGATTAGGAACGTGATGGTGAGTGACGCAAGCCATGAGTCCAGCGAGACATAGTGACCCACGTGGGAGATAGTACTGCGATAGTACCGCTGTGACGTCATAGTACCGCCCAGTTCATTATATCGGTACTGGTACTATGGTTCTATTGACTAGGGGACGGTGCAGTGTTACCGTCCCCGACGTCAAGAGATGCCATGTCGTCATCAAGTTTGTCCTGTTCGACCTGACTGAGTGCCTCATCACTCAGCTCCTCGTGCTCCCCGACGTCTGCTGCCTTCGCGAGTTCATTCATGAACCAAGTGCGTGTGTTGTCGATCCAAGTACCTGTCGCTCCGAGTGCCATGCCGCGTACAGGCTCCAAGTAGGTGCCGCATGTCCTGTAGCACCTGTTCGTTCCGTTGCTGAAGCCAAGCCTGTCCCAGAGTGCAAGGAGTGCGTCCGACCGCTTCCCGTCTTGCTCCTCGTTCCTGTACCAACCATCTGGCCTGGTGTTGCTCGTGATGATCGCCAGTGTGTACATTGCAGGCCTCATGCCGCCCTTGACCTCGAGTGCCATTGGATAAGGATCGAGCAGTTTGAGCATCTTCTGCAGTGGAATCTGCCCTGCGAACTCCTCGAACACCATGACTGTCGCTGTTGGATTCGCGAACCAAGTGCCTCCGTTCCCGATGATTGCCCTGCCTGCCTTGGGGAAGAGTGTGTTGATTGCGAAGCTTTTGCCAGTTCCAGGTGGACCAACCATCGTGACGATCTTGAGGTTAGGCCTGTAGACACCAAGCATGTCTGCCGTGAGTGCGTTGTATGCTGCAAGGAACCCAGGACGTGCAAGCACCTGTGAGTTGATCTCTGCTGCTGGCTTGAACTTCTTCTTCAGTCCATCCACCTCTTCGATGACTGTCTCTTCTAGTTCTTCTCTGCTTCTCCTCTTCTGACACTCCTTGAGAGTCCCCCACCGCCACCTGTAGGAGCCTGGAGGATGCGTGTCGTCCTTCATGCAGTACTGTGCTGCTTCCAAGTCTGTGCCCCGCGTCTTCTCCCAGTGTGCCCTCCTGTTGAAGTTGCTCTTGAGCCAAGTGAGTCTGTTCCTGCGCTTGAGGATGACAAAGCCCTGGTAGTGTGGAGTGCCCTGCTCGCCCACCTCGTACTGCACTGCGAGGAAGTCAAACTTCTCCTGCTGCTCTGCGTCTTCCCAGAACATGTCGTCGTCTGTAGGGTTGTTGATGGTGAAGCACCACCGCTTTGCTGCTCCGTCTTGTGCTGCCATTGTTGATCGATCATTCACGGAAAGAAAATAGTGTTTATGTTAGGAAAAGAAAGGAACACCACGCCTTAAATGCTGGTTTTGCCGCACTTTTTTCGCTGCATGCACCCAATTATGGCATGGAAGATGCCACAACACAACTGTCCATCCCCTCATTTAAACCCTCTCCTGTGTGTTTCTCCTTC